GTATTCCGCAAGCGTGCGTTGTGGGAAAAAACAGCTGTCATTTTTTAATCTATTTTAGATACTAAGACATGCAGAGTGCCTGATCCTGAGGCTCCAACAGCCCACAAATCCTCACCCTCAGTTAGCGTAAGCCTTACCTCATCACCATTGTCTAACAGATAACCATTACTTGTTGTAACACCGCTGTTGCCAATATGAGTTGCGTGTTTAGCATGTAGCAATACATCTCTGCTCACATTATCTACACTAACTATTGACTGACTTGTTGTCGTCACTGTTACTTGACTTGTTATTATCGCCATCTATATCCTCTTCACTTTGTAGTCTCACATCTTTGAACCTTTTAAAGTCTGTGTGCTGTACTTTACCAATCCACTGTTTGCGTTGGTGCTCCATCTGAACACCTGTGTGTGCGTATATCTTATAGCCAAAGCTCTTAGCTCTTATGCACCACAGTAGATCCTCACCTATCCATTCTTGATGCAGTGGCATATCCTGGTAATAGCACCATTTGTCCCCTTGGTGTGTTTGATCGGCTTCTTTTTTAAACCTCTCAAAGACGGATCTATGTACCAGGATTGCTCCTGTCCCAGCTGCATCAATCTCAACAATGCTATCAGGTTCATAATCATGTAACGCATATAAGCCACTGTCTTGACCCATCTTAAAGATGCAAGGCACTGGCTCTAAGTAGGGCTTGCCCACATCCCAGCCACCATGTACAACACCTGACACAATAGGTCTGGTCTTAGCATCTGCCGCTGCTATGAGCTTCTTAAAGTCATTGACTGTAAAGCGTTGATCAGTGTCTATCTGCAACAGCCAATCATCTTTGGTTTTCTCCATAAAGGTTGCAACCACTTGATTGCGTAAGCGACTGATAACACCTGATCCTTGCAATGATATGAATTGCCCCAATTGCTTTTGAGATCTAGCTACATCCAATAAGCTTGTAAGAAAGTCTGTTACTACATAACCCGGTGAGCAGATACCAATTGTAATTTTCTCTGTGTCTTTCATATAGACATCCAGCCTATGTATTGGGCATCTGGATTATCAAGTAGCCATTGCTCACGCAGCTTGTTTTGATGTGCCCAATCAATATCAGTATTTTCAGCCACTAATGCCATCCCTTCATGAGCCAATGAGACCATGCCCCACAGGCGTTTGCTACACCAAATCTATCAGTGCCATATCTGTTTTTAAGGTATTTGATATGCCAAGTAATTTGTTGCTTATATGTAGCTGTAGCTAAATAGACAGACCGGCCTTGTGGTAATCCATAATGAGATCCATTCTTTGCCCGAATATCCCATTGGCTATTTTCCATTGTGATTAATGATGTAAGGCAGCTGTATTGATCTGGGCTTTGATCTAACTGTTTAAAATATTCCATTTGATATGTTCTACGATTTTCAAGTGCATTTACAGGATTTATATTAAGTGCAGTTATCATTACAAATATTGACACTTGGGAGACTAGATTTTTAGGAAAGCCCCCCCTACCCCCCCATTGAAAACTATGAGGTAGGTAAGAGCGTCTGACACCCGGTATGACTGAGTTCCAGTGTAAGCCCCCAACAAAGCGATTGAAATTTAACATAGGTAATCATCCTTTACAAATCATTAGTAAAGTGCGTGTTGAGCCTTAGCTGCAATCTGACAGGTCAAACACAATTGATCCGGCATAACCCATTGGCCGCACTTTGTACATCTAATTGGTTCACTCACAAGTTGGCTCTGCCTCTTGTGCAGCTCGCTCCAATAATACATCTACAAGCTCTAAGAATGGCCTGCAGTGTCGCTTAGTAACAAAGTAACACTCAACCTCAATCTGCCTTGCATTGTCATAAATTGTGGCAATTGTCCAGAATTGTCTAGTTGATACCGGTATTGCAAAGACACCTTTTGTAACCTGACTCATGTACACATAAGCAAAAGGTTTTAAGATCTTTTGATCAAAACCATAGACAGTATCTACTAAGACTAAAGAATGTGGGAAGTCATCCTGATCCCTAAAGGTTAGAGCTCTACTTTTAACCTCAAGTACCAAGCCATTAACAATGATGTCCTTCTCATTTTCTGTTTTGTCTTTTATTGCATCATGTGTTGTGGCGATGCTAAAGGCCGGTACATCAACCTTTGGCACCCCATACTGCCGCAATAGATCTGCAACATAATGATTGTAGCCATGACCCTCAGCCATGGCCTTATGGTAATCAAAGCTCATTGCCTACACCCACAAGAAAAGCAAAGCTTTGTCATGCCTTCATGCAAAAGTCTTGGATCATTACAAAGGATGCAACGCTCATTAGCTCTTACTATGTCGATTTCAACACCTCTGTCTGTAAAGGTGGCTTTGACCCCATGCTTGTCAATCATCTCCATGTCACCCACTAACTGCCTCTTTAAAGTACCAGGTGCCATTAGCTGACAATGATGCCCATTTAGCCGGGCACCCTCTACCACATTCACAGACATAACCCTTAAAAGGTTTTTGTGTAGTTTTGGAGATGCCCTCTTTAAATCTCATGCGAGTGCCATCCTCACAAACTTGTTCAGGCAAGGTACCAACCTCACGCATTACAATCTCTGGTACCACAGTGGTGTCAGATCTTAAGGCTTCATCCAATGCAATCTTTGGCTCTACAGACCATGAGGTTGCACGCATCATCGACTCTTTGGGCGCAGTCTTGTTTGACCCTTTTAGCAAGGTAAGGCATCTAGCAATACAGCTTGTAGCTGTATCCTCTAAATACCACTTACGCATGTGTGCCGGGTAGTCATCCCTCTCACCTTTTGCATAATTGCTTACAGCCGGAGCAGCATCATTTATATCTCTATAGACACTGCCTTTAAAAATAACAATGCCTTTATCAAGATTGATCTCAGCTATTGCTAAATCAATTCTGCCTAATGGATAGTTATTAATAAACCATCTGTTTAGTGTGGCTGCATCTTCATATTGAGTTAGATCTATCATCTGTTTTCCCTATCAAATAGGCTGACTACCTTGCCCATTAGGTAATCATTATCAACAGTCAATTGATGTTTTCTTTTATCCCAGTTTTGCCTGGCATCTGTTTCACCCCGGCTATAACCTTTTTTAAATCCTTTGTCATAACCATTCTCTACCCCAACAATCCAGGTAAGAGTTATTAACAATGTGCCTAGGAGAAGCAAGCACGCTGTAACCATCCATCCATATATTTCATAGCTCATATTTCACCGCTTCCTTGAACTTGTCTAACCAATAACCCTCAACCATTGCAGCTGAGAGCCTGCCTCTAATCTGAGATGCGCCCATTGATTTATGAGCGTATGCTCGGATGAGAGAAGCTTTTACAAAGTGTGAGCGTTTGCTATCAACATACGCTCCACTCTCTTTGTCATATTTAACAATTACCATGTCATCAATTCTCTTAGGTCATCTGGTAAATCAACAGGTGCAACATCATTTACTAATCTGTATGCAGTACCGGTTGGATGTATTGATGGTGGTAGTACAACATAACCTTTATGTTTGACATCAATGCCAGAGATTATTTTGCCTTTAAATTGTGCAGGCTTTTCTACATGAAAGTAAATGTGGTAACCATCATGTGTGCCTACTACATGTGTGTTGCATTTAAAACAGCGATCTAATAACTCAACCCATTTAGGATCTTTGCCTGCGTTGCGTGCATCAAAATCTAATACAACTAAACTTGATTGAGAGATACCTAAACCAATGTTTAGCTCTTGATCTGCAAACCATTCATCAATCTTGGCTTGATCTAATGTTGCATCTAAGTAACCATGTCGCAAAAATCTTGCAGGCTCTTTAGATTGTTTTTTTAATGGTAAAACAAACCATCCTTTTTGTGCATAAGCTGTAGCGTTCATATTCCCATCCCTTCAAATGGATTTACAAAAGCAATTAAAGCATGCCCCACTGACAAAAGCAATTACCCAAAGGCTTTACCTAGAGCTGCAAAGCTGCCGTCTGTATTAAACCGGATCATCTCAAAGCTAGGATTGCCACGCTTGACAGTCATGATTACTGCCCCGGCCTGCCAATTAGCGTAATAATTGCGCTTTGCCAGGTAAGACATCTTGGATAGGCTGCATGTATGTCCAACCTCAATACCTACTAAAACCCTCTGTAATCGGCCTCCAAAGGCCTCTGAGTGGCATGTGTAGCCCATTCTGTGACTATGCCCAGCAATCACAGATTTGCCCCAAGTTTTTGCGATATTCAACGCACTAGAGCCGCCAATTTTAGATAGGTTGCCCTCATCCCCATGACAGAGCACAAAGTCAGTGCCAGGTATCTCATAAGGTTTTTTGGCGTAATAAATTCCTAGGTCATCAAACCCCATAAATTTCTCATACTGCAGCTCAGGTAAGGCCATCAATCCAGGCACCTGACTCACAGCTTGAAATAATCTGTCGGCATGATTTGATCTTGAGACTACATCTGTCTTCAAGTCATACAGAATGTCTTTACACAAATCCCGGTCAGCATTAAGAGTTTGTTGAAAAGACTCAGCTCTGCCTTGGCTGTACTTTGAGATTGTATTTAGGTCAAGCTCATCACCTACATTTAAAACTAAATCAAATTTAAAAGCTTTGACTAACTTTTTTAGATTGACAATCGCAGCATCAAATTGGAATGGCACTTGCAGATCTGAACAAATCAGATAGCGTGCATTGACTGACCGGTCTCGCTTAATCTTCATCCTCATCAAAATCATCAAGTGGATTTTTTATAGGATCCTTTGTGTCCACAATCCAATCAGGATAACTTGATCTATCCATTGCAAAAGCTAGAGCTGTGCCTTCATCCATGCCGGCTTTACGACAGGCCATGTACACCTCATTGGCTGCAATTGCCCAAAAATCTAACTTGGTCAGTACAGCCTCTTTAGTAGTCTTACGCCTTTTTTGTACAGGCTTTTTGCGTTTGCGTGTGGTTGCCATGGCTTAAGTGTAAATCACAAAATGCCAGATATTGCCCGGTGCACGCCCTCTTCCAAACTAATTTTTGGTGTGTAGTAATCACTCATCATTGTCGGATTGCCTACCCGGTAGGCTACGCCTGCCGGTTTATCGGACAAAATATTAAACTTAGGCATCTTGTCTATACCTAAAGTCTTCAAAGCCATTTGAGCGAGCTCAAGAAAAGTAGTGGCTCTACCTGTACAAAGATTGACTGTTTGATTGCAATTGTTTTGCACCATTGTGATGACCGCATCTACAACATCATCAATGTGTATAAAGTCCCTGGTAGTAGTTGCACGCCCCCAGATATCAAATGGATTTGAGCCTAGTATCGCTCTTTGTATAATTGATGGAAATGGGTAAGTCATATCCTGATCAGTGCCATAGCCGCTAAAAGGTCTTAAAACTAAGACTTGAGTGCCAGCATCTCTTAAGTAACTCATTAGTGTCTCACCTGTTAATTTAGCCCAACCATAACTCATATCAGGTGCACCAATTTTTTTAAAGTTCAGGTCTTTTTCTTTTAGCTTATGTTTTTTAGATAAAGTTTGTAGCTCTATTGGGTAGGCAGCCGAAGAGCTGAAATAAACCACATAGGGCTGCTCAGTAACCATGCACCAATTAGCAAACTCAGCATCAATGGCAAGATCTACAGCTAGGCTTAAAGGTGCATTTTCTATCTGTTGTCTGCCACCTACAATAGCTGCAAGGTGTATGACTAGATCATATTGTTTTTTTTCTAGTTTAAAAAAATCTCTGCAATCGGTACCATTCTTAAGATCTACTAAAGTCAATTGTGCATAAGGTAAAGCTCTCCTAAATGCTCTACCAACAAAGCCATGTGATCCTGTAATTAAGATGTTCATTTACAAATCCACATCTGAAAGTTATACACACCGCCGGGAAACTCTAACAAAAAATACTGAACTGGATCAAAACCTGTATCTAATAACATTTGTTTTACATCATCCGCATCCCAACCCCAATAATGCTCAATATTATTAGTGTTAGTTTCACCGCATGGCGTACTAATAAACAAATATTTAGTTTTAGCTCTTATAGCTTTTAATGTGCTATCGGGGTCATCTAAATGCTCTAAAGTTTCTGAACAGATAAACAAATCAACATTCGGGATGTCTTTAATTATGTCATCAATATGTCCAGTCAATTTATACCCCGGTGCTAAGTCTCCTATGTATTTTGTATCAGCATCTAAAGAGTTAACAATTGTGGCATCACCGGCTGATAAATCTGCAATAGAATTGTATTTACTAAAAGCTTTCAGTAATTCTATACTTTTATTGACTCTGCCAATGTGATCAAGAAATTGAGTGTGATGATGAGGTTTTGCATAAATGTCTGCTAATTGCTTTTGTGAGTGCGCCGGTCTGAGTCTAATTCTCATTTTAATTTATGAACAAGATCTGCATACTCTTGTGATCTCAAATATTTCTGTAGAGTCAATAGATCCTCTTCATACCATTTAGGTTGATTGACCCTGGCATAACCCTGATCCATCTCAGCTTTACCAGCCACAGGATGCAGATGCTCAATAATTATCTCTGGTAGATATATAAGACAATCCAAGTCAATGCCTAATTGTTTTACAAAGTTATCAAAATACAAATGCTTGCAGCCCGGAA